GCAAAAAGAGCCATGAACGGAGAGTTCGACGCGACGAAAGAAGAATCCGACGAATGGGCAGCATCGCCTGACGGACAGGCCACGTTTCGTTTGCTACACAAGTGACCAAGAGAGGAGACAGCCATGAGCAGAATGAGCACGCCACCTGACTTCGATAGAGTCGGCATGATCCTCAAGGCGGTGCTGCTGGGGCTTGTGCTGGTGGTCACTCCTGCGCTGGCCGGCGACTGCCCCATCGGCGGTATCGCGGACTGCTTCGAACTCGGGCGACTCCCGTGTAATGCTTGCACCGAGACGTGCATCAGCGAGGGCGACACCACAACCAATATGTCTCTACAGCAAGCGCGGGACCGTTGCAGGATGGGGCACTACACCTGCAACTCCTGCCACTTCTGGCCGCCGCCGCCTGTGCCGAACACAATCTGCAACCCGCCAAGATCCTACTGGGAGTGCCTCAGCTGCTTCGTGCCCGAGACGCCACCCGGAACCATGGGCACGGGGTACGAGTTGAGCGACCTCGAAATCAGCCAGCAGTGGGACGACTTCGCTGCCCGCTGCGTGGAGCAATTCCCGTTCGTGCCGGGACCATTCGCTGTTGGACCGTGCCCGATCAGGACGAACCGCGAAGACCCCGACCTGTGCGATGGGGACGTGGTAGACAACTGCGCTGCCCTGGGGCTCGCAACATGCGGTGGCGCACCCGACGAGCTACGGCTACGGATCTCGGGCACCACGGCTACCTGTCGGATCTCCTGCGGGAACATGACATTGACCGAGGAGACGAGCTGTGAGATGAGCCATGCGATAGCGCAGTGCGTGGACGTGTGCTTTCCTGGCTGCCTCACGTGTACTTGCTTGACCCCGCCTTGCCCTGGGTTCATGATCGAGCGAGCTGGCTGGGTCTGCACGATCAGCGACGACGCAGACCCGACGATGGACGGGAACACGGTCCCGATCGGCCCGCAGCCGTTTGAGTTGAACTGTATCATCGTGGACGACGGGGATCCTATTGATACAACCGCTTCGTGCGACTGGACTACGAGCGGGCACTGCCCGCTGGTCGGGGGGACTCTATGATCAGGCTGTTCCTGGACTGGTGCGCCGGGAGCATAACGAAAGCCGAGTCTCCATGACCCCGCCGCCCGAGGAACTCGCCGCCAAGGATGCGGAGATCGAGCGGTTGCAGGGCGAGAACTCGTGGCTGAGCGCTCAGCAGAAAGTGGTCGGCCGCAAGATCGCCATCCTCAACGCCCTGCTGCGTGAGGCGCGGGAGTTGCTGGAGCCTATCGAGAGCAGGGGTTATGGGCAGACCTGCGGTTGGTATAAGCGTCGTGACGACTTCCTAACCAGGGTGCGCGGAGGCGAGGGTGGGTAAACACAAAACAAAGCCGGGAAAGATCAAGGTCCACGGGACGTTCTGTGCCCAGAAAGGCTGTCGCTTCTACGGCAAACGTGCCGCCCAGGGTGTTTGCTACTCAAGTTCGCCCAAACCTTATTTGAAGTACATCAAGCGAGTAGAACGGCACGCCTACGAACTGGTCGAGGGGACACTTCAGGGCTGCAAAACGAAAAACGAGCGCATCAAACATTTGAAATCAGCCCTACTATGCACATGGATGAACGGAGAGTTTTCACTCGATGAGTGCGTTCGTCTGCGTGGCGAGAACGCAGTGCTGAAGTCGAAGCTGCAACGACGCGGAGGCGAGGGATGATGGACCAGTACGAGGAGTACGACACCGAGGAACGACTGGCCTCCGCCGAGCGTGCTCTATACGACGAGATTGAGCAGCGCGACAAGAACGAATGGCGAAACCACGATCAGGTTGGAGAGCTACGGCAGCAACTCGCCGCCCAGGCCACGGAGATCGAGAAATGGAGAGACATCGAAGCTCCCCGACTGGAGGCAGAGTTGAAGTCACTGAAGGCTTTGCGTGGCCAGGAGATTAAATCCTATGAAGCCTGGATCAAGCGGCTACAGGACGAGATCGAGCGGCTCAAGTCGCTGCTGGGGCGGGCGGGGGAGAGGCTGCCGCATGAGGTAACTTGCAGTTCAAGAAAGCTACTCAAAGCCGACGAGGTTGAGCCCCCCTGCGATTGTATTATCGCCGAGATCAAGGAGCAGTGTGGTGAGTGAGTTCAAGAAAACGATGGACGCGCCAGATTGGGCGACAGGGCTGAACGACGTGCTCGTGGCACATAATGAGCAACCAATTGACCCTGACTTATTGCTGGGGTGGTTCGCCAACGCGCTGATGCACGGGCACGATAGCTGTGAACACAACGACGCCCGCATCGAAACACTGCGGGAGGCGGCGAAGCGGGGGTGTGAAGGATGTCGGACTCGTGGCTGGACAGAGGCGCTTGGAACTGATTCACCTATCGGCTGGCATCATTTGACTGTTGGCGGACAGGGCGGTCCTCACACGATGAAGTGCAAAGTCCCGTTCATCCACGACATGCTGGCCGAGCTGCGCGGGGGATGGATGAGAGGATGTTAGACTGTTTACGGGGCAACCTGAACGGCGCCTGGGTCAGGCGTCCGGAGGCTGACCACCGGCCCGGCCAATCTCGGCCAACGTAGGCCCCACGGTATCCGCCAGCCGTTCCCCGTCCGCGTCGATCCTACGGGCCAGCGCGCGGCATACCGTCCCGTCTCGCAACCGCAGCGGATCGGCGATCGCCCGGCAGGCCGCCGCGAATTCCATGATCTTGCCGCCCGTCTCCGCGTCTCTCACGTGCATCGAAAGTCCCTTGACGGCGACGACGCTCCGCAGCAATCGCCCCCGCGCCTCCATGATGACGGGGCCGAGCGTCCCCGCCCGCTGGAGCTCGTCGAAGATCTGGGAGGCGGATTGCCTGGCCGCGTCGAGTGCAGACAGCGGCGGGCCCACCGATCAGTCCTCGACCGCGCCCTTACCGCCGAACAGCCCGAGCCCGCCGGACGGTCGGGCAGTCTCGACGCCCATATACCCGAGTACCGTAGTAACGATCATCCACCCGGTGGCCTCGTCGATCCCCAGCTTCTCTCGGAGCATCATCACGGCAGCACCGGCGATCAACGCCACGACGCGCTTCGACATCAACAGCTTTTTCCACATAGCGGTCTCCTCTCGGCGCCGTCGCCGCCTGCAATCCTACTACGGAGAGCCTTCGCGCTCTCTCTCCTTGACTTCGTTGAAGAACCGGACCAGGGCGCCCGGTGGCTCGCGGAGCCCGGTCTCCGCTGCGCTGATGTCCCGCGGCCTGATCTTGAGCAGGCGGCCGAGAGCCTTCTGCGTCAGGCCGACGCTCAAGCGGGCCCACCGGAGCCAATAGCAATTCAGGACCTCGCCACGGTCCGACCCGCACCGGGGGCAGACTTTCATCCGCATGAGTGGGGGCTCGGCGGTCGGACAACTCGTATTGTGGACCCGAAAGGTGCCATTGGCGCCCCTCATCCGCGCCGCATCCAGCAGAAGCGGAAGACCCGGCCCCACCGGCTGGTCCTGGTGGAGCAGCGCCCAGGGCGGGCTCTACAGAGGCGACGTTCGAGCGGGGCCGATGGGTCGCGGATCGTGGGGAAGCCACGCACGGGGTTGCTGGGCTCGCTGTACGTGCCGTCGAGGCCGACAGCCATCGCACGGACCCGGTATACACGGCAGGCCAGCCGCTCGACCCGGTAGGTGCACGACGGCTGCGGTGCGGATAGGCCGATCAGCGACCCGTCCGCGGCGTGCCACTCGAACACATAGCCGCGGGAATGCGGCACAGGCTCGCAGGCGACCCAGATGGCGCCGGCCATGAGCAGGGCGATCATTCACTGCCGCCCGTTCACGACTGCCTCGATCCGAGCATTCGACTGGATCGCCCGCTCGTAAGCATCGGAGTTCTTTTCGAGAGCCGCAATCAGGCGTTCTTCGCGCTTCCCGGCATGCTCGTGACAGTCCCTCCCGATTTCGGCAAGGCTAGTTGCGAACTTGTCGACCATTGCGGTGCCCACTCGATAGTTCAAGACGATGACGACCGCAAGTAACCCGAGAGCGCCAAACTCCAGCCATTCCGTCATGTCAAATCCCCCTGGCCGCGAAGTCTACAGTCGGGCCAGAGATTATAATAGTGTGAGGCGTCCAGGGTAGAGCTTTCATCAGGTTCCCGAACTCCTGCCGGGAATTGAGCACGGCCCAGCTACCGCTGATGTAGCCCAGGGTCGAGCCGACCGCCACGCAGCCCCGGACGTCGGTCCACGTATTGCCGGGATGGATCAGGATCCGCGTCCGCCCAGGGACCGGGCCGAGCTCCCACGTGTTGATGTTGCGTCGGTGGTATCTCGTCGGCGTCATTTCGTACTCGCCGTTCGGGATGCAGGAAACCCACGGCTCATTGTTCAACCATGGCCGCTCCACAGTGAAGCAGCGGAAGCCCCCCACGGCCAGCTCGCCGAACGTCCCGAACGGCGACGAGCCCCACCGCTTGATCGTGACTACCATTCGACCCCGAACACGGTCGCCGTCACGAAGTTGGCATCTACGACCTCGATCCCGATCTCTCCGGGGTAGTAGATCGGCCAGTGACCTTTGAGCTTGACCGGGGGCTGCAGCGGCCAGACAGGCATGTCGACACAGATCGCGGTGGCGTCCGATCTGGTCGCGCCGTCCTCGTCGTAGTAGACGTCGACGGCGGTCCACGTCGAGCCCGCGTTGGATAACCAAATCTCGGTCACGATGGCCCGCGTACCCGGTGCGTACAGGGTCTCATCCGTGGCGCCCGCCGTGACCTGCAACTGAGTGAGTTGCCGGTGCATCCCCGTCTCGAGCGGAGTCTGGTCGGCGTAGACCGTGACGTTCTGACTGGCTCCGGCTCCGTTGTTCGTGTCGACACTGACCTGTAGAGCGTTGGCCTGATGTATCGGGATCCCACGCATCAGGCCCGAACCCTTCCGCTTGAGCGCCGGGGCAAAGCTATTCCAACGCGCGCCACCGTCTAGAGAATACTTAGCCTCGATAATGGCGATCGCATCTGACCCGGCGAGATCGACCGTAGCCATCCAATACGGGCCGACGTCGAACTGTACATCGTCGGATGCGTCGGTCAGATCGAGCGCGAGCGGCGCGAACGACTTTTGGAGGAAGCCGAGATTCTCCAGAGCGTCAACCTGTCTCGATGTCGCCATCTTTTCCCCTACGTTACGTCTCGCGCAAACTCCGCCGCAAACCATTCGCTATGTGACATCCCGACGAACATGACCATGGTTTGCTTGACCTGAATCATCGACGTGTCCGTCCCGGCGCCGCAGTCGTGACCGGACGACGGCCACACGGTCAGAGCGAATATGCCCCGATCGTTGATGACAAAACAGATTCGACCTGGCGCAGCCGGCGGGAGCGTCACCGTCTTATTGGGGAGTCCTGCGTTGATGACGTTGACAACGCTGTTTAGAACATAGTCGCCCTGGCTTCCGCCACCCGTCGCGCCGATGCCGCCCTCGTGCGAGAAGTCCAGGCGATTGACCCGTAGAAACTGGACGATCTCAGCGAGCCCGTTCATACCGGCACCAGCCCGTAGGCACACGTCGCACCGGCCACGGTCGCTGTTCGGATGAGCGATATACTGGTGCCCGAGACCGCCGTCCAGGTAAGCTCGATCGTTTCGGTCGTCGGGCCGGTCGGCAGTGTCGTGTAGTCTTTCGTCATGTACCGTTCCGCTCCCACCAGGCCGGGCGCATTCGATCCACCGATCAGCTGTACCTGGCCTGACGGCGTAACCGTGAATCCCGTAAGAGTCATCACGACCATGACCTGGAGTACCAGTTTCATCGACGTGAAGTTCTCATCGATGGCCCACGAGTCGGGGTAGACGACCACGATATCTCTCGTCGTCGTCCCCTGTGCCCCGAGAGTGAGAACGGGTATCGACGGGGTACACGGAACCATCCACGACCCGAACCCCCGGCCGACGTGCTGGAGGCTCAGTGCCCCCGGCCACAGTCTACCCGAAGCGAACACGGTCGTCGGCATCTCCGACCAGAAGTGGAACGGCATCAGGAGTTTATCCCACAGTTGAAAAGCAGGTTGTCGGCGGAGGTAAACCCGGTGCCACCGCCCGTGACCCACAGGTAGATTCGCAGTAGCCCAGAAATGTTGTCGGACAGCATCAGCGTCGGGATGTCGGCCCTTGACGGTCCGGACATTACGGTCGCAGTCGCCGCCACCGCTGTGATCTCCGTGCCTGTCGTCGTGTTCGTGCCATCGTTCAAGTCGACTCGCAAGTGTGCAGTCCCGCCACCCGTCGCCCAAAGCATCTGACGAAACTCGAACTTGTCCGTCCCGCCAGGCCTTGCGTATCTCGGGCAGCGAAACAGGAAAGAGGCCTGGAGTTGCGCGGTCGTAAGGGTCTCTGAGAACTCGGTCGTGTCGACGTGGAACCGTCTGATCTGTTTGAGTGAGTCCTGATTGGTGAAGATCCATTTCCCCGTGGTCTTGACACCCTTACCACTGAGGACGTCCGAAGCCGTGAAAGTCGTATCGTAGGTGTAGGCCATCATTCTACCCAGGCGTTCAGGCCTTGCCCGGTGTAGTTCCCCGCGCCCGACACCCGCTCGAATTCCAGGATGAGTCGCTCGGTCGCGCCATGACCGAATTCGCCCGAGTTGGGGAAGCCGGCCAGCTCGATCAAGATCAACGACGAAGTAAGAGCGACTGTCATCTCGACGTATGGATCTGCACCGATGTGCGCCGCTGTCGCTCCGACTACAAGATCGGCGCCGGCTGCGTCCTGGAGGATCATCCGAGCCGTCCCGATGACCGCTGCGTTGTTGGCCGCCAGAACGTGGAGCGTCCCACCGATCTGGGACGAGAGCGGCTCCCATGGTTCCGTATGGCTGGTCGACGCGCTGAACCTCACTGTAAACGGAGCCTCGCGCATGACCTCGCCGCGGTCTCTGAGTGCCTGGGCGTTTGACGTGAACTTGTCCGCATCATCTGCGTCATACTCGGTCGTCACGGCGCTGGGCCAAGTAACAGCCATCAGAAGTAGATATAGCCGTCGACGTTCCGCACGCCGACTGTGTTATCAGAAGCGTCGCCCCAATAACCGTAGATCAGGTTGGCGTCGCCGTCCGTGTAGGTTGCAGTCATGGCCTCTGGTCCCATTCGGAAGAATCTACCCGAGAAGTTGACATCGACCGCCTGGAATTCCACACGAGTACGGTCCACTTCGCGCTTTGCGGTGACCAGGACAGGCCTGGTCTCCGCTGCTCCGTCCACTCCGAGAACCTTGAACGTGTTGACGGTCAACGCATCCCCGACGTTGATCGCGGTGGCGTCGGCGATCTCCAGCTGGAACGTGAACGTCCGCAGCCCGAAGCGGAACCGAGAGATCAGGCGCCGTGCGATGTTTCTGACCTCCGCGATGATCGCGCCGGGATCGAGCCACTGGTCCAGGATGACCTTCTCGCGCTTGTCACCAAACAGGTTGGCGTCCTCCAGGTCCGTATTGATCTCCACCACGACCTTGGCGAAGTCGTCCGTGTTCGATGCGTTGTCCTCCACCGGGTCGTAGAGGTAGAGTACCCGAGATATGCGAGCCTCGTCGTCGACTTCGATCGTGAGGCTGTCTTCGATAAAGTTGGTATCCGTGAGCGCCGTACCGTCCTCGTCGGGTAGCAGGGTCGCAGCTGCAAACTTTCCCGACGTGTCGAGGAAGATGGCGACGCCCCGTGTCTCTCGAAGCTGCTGGAGTAGCTCGGAGACCTTCTTGGGGCGACGGATCAAACGCGCACAGTTGTCCTCCGGCCACACGACTTCTTTGATCGTGTCGAAGCTAGTCGTATCCACGTCTGCCGCTGCGATCCCCGCCCACTCCAGAAGATCCTGCATGATCTCCATTGGGTTGTCGGGTGTGCCGACGACGTCAGACGAGAAGCCTACGACGTGCGTGACCTGGGCGCCCATCGGGTGGAATGACGGGCTCGTGCCGAACGAGCCACGATTCGCAACCGTCAGAGTATCCAGCGCAGTGTCGATCGCAGTCAGCTCCATTATCTCGTTTTCTATCTCGACATACATTGTGTTCCTCGTGAATTCGGCCGGGTCGGGAAACTCTGCCGCGCTCGTGACGTTGATCGTGGTCGCCACGCTGCTGATGCCTGCCGCGTCTGTTATGAGGTTGTCGTCCGAGACGGCGAAAGGGATCTGGCGCTTATCGAGGTCTGCCAGTTTCGACTCGCAGGTGATCTTCACAGCTGCATCGCTGATCGAGTAGGCCTTGAGCCGATACTCGGGTCCGATCTGCTGGAAGTCGGCCAGGGCGAAATCGTCCGCGCTGTAGAACCCACGCTTGACCCTCACCGGCCGACCGGAGTAGTTCAAGTTGCGGGCGAACAGGTTGGCCCAGAACTCACCGGGTGATCCGGTGTTGAAGAACGCCGAGCCCTTGTCGTGGTCCGGTGGCGGGGGCAGGTAGTCGAGCGCCATAGATAGATTGAGTTGCTCGGGGAACGTGTGCAGTCGGCGCGCGTCAATCTTCTGCGGCACGGCGACGAGCTTCTGGAGCAGCGGGTAGACCTGGAGAGTGTCGTCCGACCACGGCACGTCTTGAAAGCAGAAGTAGAGCGTCCTCGTGCTGGTTACATAGTTTACCCGGTCCTGGCACGTCGGGAACGAATACCAGCAACGTAGCCCATCGCCACCGTCTGGCGCTGTGCATGGCGCCTGCGTGTACTGATTGTCGCAGCGGAGCATGTCGATCTCGACAAGCCACTGTGCGCGCTTGGCTGCATCATCCGCGAGGAGGTCATAGTTCGCGGTGGTCATGCCCTATCGTTCCATGCTCGGAGTGTCGCTTGAAGTCCACGCCGCTGCTTGATCCCGAGAAACGGCATCCGCCAGTCTCGTGTTCGGACAAGTAGGCCCTCGGTCGTTTCCACCTCGCCGCTGTCGAGGGCAACATACCAGAAAGGTTTGTCGGCGTAGATGTGAGCCCTAAAATCGGTATCGAAGTTGATCCCGGATGCAGGCCTGAAAAACGTATCCCGGTCGAGCCCACCTTCCGAATAATCGATGTTCCAGAGGTTCGTCGGGTGCTTCACGTTGGACCCGATGAACACTCCATCCTGATTGTCTATGAAATCGGCATCCACGGAACGTGAGAAAAACTCCACGCCTCCGGTCTGTCCCGGAAACTCAAGCAGCCTGCCGATCGTGCATACCCCTATCTGTGGATCGAACGTGAACGCGCCCGAGATCATGTAGACCCGAATCCTCCAGTAGCGTTTCGCTGCTCCGGGTGGCGAGTCGAGCCGTTGACAGTGTGGGAGCTTGGCTTGAAAGTCCACGAAGCTGGATAGGGTTGCCGCAGTCGTCCACGCCGCGCCGTCGTCAGAGTAGTCGCAATCTAGGCCGACGATCCCTCCGGCATCTTCGTCGAGGTTGTGCCCCGCGATCCCGATCGCATCGGCGAGGATCTCGTTTCCTACTCCGAGATCCACTTCGACCGTCGCGGGAGTGCTGGCGATTGCGGCGCGCCATCTGTAGGCCGTGCCGGGCCGCCAGTCGAGCAGGTTCTCCGCGGGCCAACCGTCGACCTCGGTAGAGGCCGTTAATGTGCCGGACTCCAGCACGTTCTCGAAAAGAAAGAACGGCGAGGCCATTCAGTCCACCGACACCAACAAAACGTCGTCGATCCTCCAAATAGAACCGGCGGGTATCGTCACGGAAATCGATGGAGTGAATCCTCCACCGTATACGTAAGCGTCTGCGATATGTGTCCAGTCTGCGGCCTGTGCGGGATTCACCAACCATGAGATTTTGACCAACAGCCCTTCCCGGACGACGACGCCGAGATTGCCAGCACCCGAAATGTGCTTGGTAAAAAGTCCGGCGTAGATCGCATCTCCGGAAAGCGAGACCTTGCGTATGAACGCACCCACGGTACACGGCCCGTTCAGCTCGGCCGAGTAGGTCCCGGTATTCTGGTCGATATCCACGACCTGGAAGCAGCCTGTCGGGACAGAGTCCCACTCCACAGTTGTTCCGTTCTCGAAGTCCGGATTGAAGACGGCCAGGGCTACAAGAGGGAGGATCAGAAACAGAAGTGACGCGATTAGCTTCATAGTACCCCCGAGACATAGTCTAGAAGTTCAAGATCGATCTGTGGACTGTAACGCTTCAGGCTCCCATGAGACGGGATTCGGACGCTCGATGTACGGGCAATAAAAACGTCGTGACGATCCTCAGTGGTGTTCCATGCAAACCAGACCGGGAGCCCGGTTATCATATGGTCCCGCATATCTACGAACGTCGGATCCTGGCCGGATAGCTCCCCGCCTGCGACACCAGGACCAGGATAGTGTAGGGTTACGTTTCTCTTGACGCTGCGGGCCTTGGTCCCGATCGGGCTACCGTGCGGAGTGCCCCCGCCGTCGCCCTTGACAGCCATCGAATACGGATCGAAGTCTGGCGGTGTCGCGAAAGAACTGAACGACGTTTCTCGTCTTCCAATCAGAAGCGACCCGATCTTGAGATCATCGGGAGTGCTCCCCGTGTTCGAGACGAACCGGATGCCCCATCCCGACCGCGTCCCGGCTGCGCTGGTGAACGGGATCAGTAGGGGATCGGGCACGGGATCGGTCAGCGGGAATGCAGAGGACCCGTCACCGATCCACGTCGCCCCATCGAAATAGATCGCGTTGACCTGTGTCCATTCTCCGGCAAGGGTCAGATTGTGGTTTGCTACTACAAGGACGTCGCCTGTTAGGTTTGCCGAGAAGCTTCCGATCCTGAGATCGAAACTGCCGGTGGGTGCCCCGAAGGTCCACGTCAACTGAGGGTAGAACCTCCAACGCGCGAGCGTCTCGATCTGGGCCTGTGTGAATTGCCCCGATGAGTCGGCGATCGTGTAGCCCGTACCGATATTGTCCCCGCGAAACCAGTTCTCGAAACTCACAATGATGGGCTCGACGCCGGCCACTAGACACCGACCAGCGACACGCCAGCCCGCCCGAGCTCGCGGCCGATCTCATCCGCCATCTGTCGCGCGAACGACGTCGGGTCCTGGATGAACCCCTGGCCCTCGATGAATACTCGGACCTCGACGGGTGCGAGGGCGCCGCCCGGGGGCGACGATGACAGCCCCCCGCCTAGCGACGCCGCAGCTCCACCGCTGGAGAACGAACCACCACCTCCACCGCTTGACCCGATGTCCGTTCGCTGGATCGCGGCGACCTGGGCCAGCCCCGCCGCTAGGGCGAGCGCAGCCTGAACGCCGAAGTGTCCCGTGCGCGCGATTGCCTTGGTCACACCCTCGCGGGTGTTGATGATCGCCATGGCTATCGCGGCGAGCTTCGACTGACCGAACAGGATCCCGATATTGCCGATCAGCTGGAGGGTCAACGCCGAGTTGATCGCTCGTCGGCTGTTGGCTTCTCGCGTCTCGATTGCGATCCTCTCGGCCGAGGCGTCGAACTCGGCATCGGCCCTGTCGCCTGCCGCCTGCTTGGCCTGATTCACGTAGGCGTCGAAGTTCTCTTGCGTGGCGTCGAGGTCGATCAGGGTCGGGTCGTCCTGCGATACCCCGCGGGCAAGACCACCGCGCGACTCGTCGATTGGCTCCGTGTTGAAACTACCATCCGGTAGGAACGTGCGCCGCGTCCCCGGAACGAACCTCTGGAGTGTCTCGATCCTGAACTCGGCAGCCTGTATCTTGCCCTCTGCCTCCAGGATCAACCTCTCTAGCCGAGCGAACTCTGGATCGTTCTGCAACCTATCGAAGCGTGCGAGCCCTCGCTGGATGTTCGTCTGCGAACCGAAGATCGGAAAGACGAAGTTTCCGATGCGTCCGATTCGCACGTTCGTGTTGATGAAGTTCAGCAGCGCGTTCGTCGCGTTGTCGACTTCGATCCGCCAGGCTCTCCAGTCCTCGGCCGCCGTACCCACGACAGGCTCCAACCCCTCGGCTGCCGCCTTCGCTTGCTCCATGGCGGAGTTAGCAAAAGCCTGCTTACGCTGGAGTTCGTCCAACTCGCCGACTGCGACTCCGATGGACGTGGCGTAGTCTCTGTAAGCCTGGTCGACGTCGACGATGATCCCGAGGTTATCGAGCATCATTCGAGACTGGCGCCCGATACCCGTGGTCAGTGATTCAAGGGCCTGTGTCGGACCGAGCCCGACCGCCCGGCCGAGTGCCGTAGCGACCTCGGCAAGTTCCGCGAACTGGTCTTCTGTTTTCGCTACGCCGAGGATGACGGCGTTATTGGCGAGCTGCATCAGGTCCAGTGCGTTGACCTGACCGAGCGTCGCCGCCTGGAGTTTAGGCAGGAAATCGGCCGTGGCATTGACCCGAGCGCCGAGCGTACCAAAGGCAGTTGACAGGTTTGTAACGCGGCTCGCCCGCTCGGCGAACTGGTCCATCGCAAAGATGAACGCAGCGGCAGCAGCAGTCCCGGCAGTAATGACGGTGCCCACCTTGGTGAACGCCGCGAACATCTTGGCGCCCGCGTCCTCGGAAGTCTTCCCTGCGTCCTCTACGCTGTCGGACATGCGGTTCATGTCCCGCTTCGCCTGGGCGGTCTCAGCCTTGACCAGCAGCGCGAGGACTTCGCTTCGTTGGGCCATCAGACCTCCAGGTCGACCAGGCCGGCCGGTAAGACACACTCGGACCGCGACGGGCTTCGGACATCGTCTAGCCCGATCTCCCGTAGCGGCTTCCCAGCCTCCGAGTGCCAGTCTACTTCAGATTGATCGCGGTAGAGTCCGTGCAGCAAAACGGCTCCGTCCACCAGGATCGGCCAGGCCCTTTTCGGGTAGTCGTAGATCCGCAAAGCAGCGAGGCACCCGGCGAGCGAAAACGACAGGACAGGGGGCTTGCCCTCGCCGCAGCCCATCGGCGTCTGATTGACGTACTCCCCGGAGACCCGACGATAGAAGTTGACGATTGTCCAATCGTCGGGTTCCAAGGCTTGATTGGCGAGACACAGATTGCAGAGCATGGGCGGGATGCACGGTCGCCGACTCTCGCCGCAGAAGTGCTCAGGCTTGCCGTTCAGGAACGGCACGGCATACGCCGCTAGGCGGAGACGGCGACGGCTTCCCCCTGGTTTTGCCTCGACGCTATGACGTTGACCTGTTGGTTCAGCGCCTTGCGTACCGGCGGCCAGCGTAGAAGCTGCATCCGAGCTTCGAGGGTATTCTTGACCGGCCGGTCGCCGTCCGAGTACCCATCGAAGTCCACGAAGAATTCTTGACAGATCAGCCGACGCTCGTTCTCACCGTAAAGGAACGTGTTGAACGAGTCGATGCCGGCCGGTACGATCTGGAGCCGTAGCGTCCCGTCCTCGTCCTCCGGGACCTCGATCCAGATCGGTCGGCTGAGTTCTGCGATGGTCTGAAGCTGCACAAATCCCCCTACGTGAAAGTCATCTCGAAGTCGTCGCCTGCCGTGTTTTCGAGTGAGGTCGACACAGAGCCACCAGCAAAGTTGTACGTCGCCGCTGCGATGTCGTTCCGGTTGGTCAGTGAGATGGGCCGCAACTGGCACTCGTTCATGTCGATATTGACCGCGTTGTCCGTGGCACCGACTGCGCCCGTTGTGACCGCGCCGCTCGTGCCGAGCCTCTGGTGCTCGATCCAGTCCTTCGTAGCGAAGGCCGGGAACTCCGCTTCGAGTGTACCCGTAGGTCTGCCGCCGGGCACGATGCGCGCCCCGTAGAACCCGTCCGGCTCGTTGACGTCGGGCCCCATCTGTAGGTTGTTGTTCAGGTTCAGGCTGAAGTTCGTGATACCGACAGGCGTCACGCCGAACAGCGAACACGTCGCGCCCCTGAAAGCGATGGCCCTGGTCGTCTGGTAGGCCGAGACGAGTAGCGCCTGTGTCGTGTAGATCGTGGTCGAGGCCGGCGGCGCTCCCATGGTGGTGATGCGCGCCTTGCAGACGTCGGCCTGGGCGAACGTGAACTCGGGATTCGAGAAGCAGCCGCGCATGGCGATCTCGTTCCCGTCGAGCAGCAGGGCGAACGAGTAGGATTGTGCGGGGTCGCCCCCCGCAGCGGCAAAGGTCGACACGCGGCGGTAGGTGTGAGAGACACCCACCGCAGCCGTCACCGAAAGGCCGCACGACTTCCACACGTCGTCCAGTTCTACGGCCACGTCTCCCGCGTCCCCCGAGCCCTTGACGTCGACTTCGTATGACATCGTCATCGACAGCGGGCCGGGGGTCTCCTCGTCATTCAGGACCGAGCCCATATGATAGTTCGGGTCGAAGTTGCCGCCGTCGAATGTGACGGTGATATCTCGGGCCAGGAACAGAGACGCGATGGTCGGCGGGGTGACTTGTGTATCCACCGTGACCTCGGGGAGACACGAAATCTGAGCGCGTTTGAAGTACAGTTGCGATTGTGCCATGGCCTACTCCGTCGTCTTTTTGGTGGGTTTCGGCTTGGCCTTCGGCGGCGCCCCGGACTTCTCTTGCGTCCCGGCCACGCGCTTTCCGTCCTTCACGATCCAGACGCCTTGAGTCATGGCTGGACTTCCTCCACCTTGGCCTGGGCGGTCATCGTAATGCGCTGCTTGAGCATCCCGCCCTGGTCGAGATCCCTATCGTACAGTATCCCGGTCGGGTGGACACCTAGGATCGGCTGCGTCGTCGGCAGCCCGAGTATAGGGTTCTTGCTCAGCACGTTAACCAGCCCGGCCGAGTACCGGCGGCGCCGTAGCTCGACGTTCGGCTTCGTGTCCCCGCGCGAGTTGAACCATGTAAGCCTGATTTGAACCTCAGCTTCATACGTGAGCCGACCCGATGATTGGTCCGAGTCTCTGTGTGTAAACACGAGATCGCCCTCGAATATCTCCAGGTGGACCGGGTACTCGGTGTCGACCGTCGTGTCCTTCGTCCCGCCAGAGATTTCCAGCTTCTCGTATCCGTAGATGTTGGCCGCGGCGGGCTCGGCAAGGATGACCCCATCGGCCGCGTCCGTGTCGATGGCTGCGAGCTCGGTCGGCAAGGTCGACGTGAAGAACGTAACGAGCTGGCCGATGAAGTACTCGCCGAGTTGGATCCTCGCCACATCAACCCCTCGACGGCGCCGACGCCTGGAGGACCCGAAAGATCCTCGGCAGCTTGGTCTTTATCATGTACTCGGCCCAGACGCCGACGAGCGTCCGCTCCTGGGCGTGAGTCATCTGGAGCGGGTCACGGACGGGGAGCGACTTGTTTCGCAGCGGGTTATTGATCGCCGGGGCATGGAATGCTGCGACTACGTTGCGTGTCCCGACCCTCACGAATGGGCCACGCTTGGGAGTGTTCCCGAACGTCGCCACGTGGTCCCGGTGTCCCTTCTGCGTCAGCCCTTTGCGGAGATCGCCATCGAACTGCATCACCTTACGCTTGCCGCGCTTGCGCTTGAACGTCCGGTAGGGTTCCTTGTTCGGGAGCCACCGGCCACCGCCCGACGCACCCTCAGAAGCAAACAGCCGACGCTCGTTCGTACGGAACTGCGCGTCGATCCTGTCGCGCACCGTCCGCAGCTCTGGCGGCGTCCACTTGGCGAGATCGCCGAGGCTCTTGATACGCGGGTTGACTTTGGCTTCGATTCTCACCATTCAGTCTCGTCGGTCACGAGTAAACCGGTCTCCTGGCGTGTCGTCACCGTGGCCGGGGTCATCTCGGATGTCAGGTGCGTTTCGGTCCTGTCGGCGTCTTGGCCGGCGAATGCTCGGGCGGCCAGCCGCACCGACTTCTCGAGCTGCGACATCTGCTCCTCGGTCTCGCCATCGAACTCGATCCGCAACCGCTCGACCCGGTCGGAGGCAGACGGCTCCTGCCCGGCCATGGACGATTCCATTGCGTCCACTGCGGCGCCCTTCGCCGACGCCTGTCTTACTGCCAGGTCGAGATGCTGGCCCGCTGCCGCGGTGACGTCGATCCCGGTGACGCCCGCGTTGGGGTAGCCGATCGGGTAGGTATCGGAGTCGTCGCCGATCTCGTCGCGGATCCATCCAAGGACCGTGGCGCTGCGTCCTGTCGCAAACGTCGCAACCTCGGTCGAGGTCGGCTGCGATGTCGCTGTGTGCGCCTGTTGCGTGTACGCCTCGACTTCGGTCTCGGCACAGTACGCAAGGCTGATGTCACCCGCTGCCATGTCAGGCGCCGAACCTACGCTTCCGCTTGACGCCACGTGCCGGTTTCGGCGGCGCGGCGGCGGCATCGATCGGGTCCCCGTCGTCCACGATGATTTTGGCCTTTCGCTTGGACGTGTCATCGTCGACGCAGCCGTTGACCCGGAGGTAATGAGTATCGCCTGGCGCCCACTCGGCAGGGTTCTCGGGCAACTCCACCGCCTTACCGACAGGGAACTTGACGCCCTTCCTAACGAGGTCGACTTTCGTTGAGATCATCTTCATGGCGTCTCCGTCAAAAGCGGCCGGGGCGGGAAACTGGCGAACCGCCCCGGCCTCACGAAAGAGGACTAGATCGTGGTGAACGTGTGGAGCAGGCTGTATCGCCAATCCCCATATCCACCGTTGCCGAACATGAAGGTCCCGATCCAGGAGTCCTTCGTTTCCTTGTTGAAGTCGGTGCCGATGCCGTTGTCGAACTCGGTCGGCGTCGCCGTCTGGAACACGAATGGTTTGCGGACACCGGAAGGATTGTGCATGTAGAACGCGGCCGTCGTTCCTGCCGCGTCGATGTAGGGGTTGAAAATGGTGGTGAAACGGCCTTGCAGGTCGTTGCCCACCGGGCCGGTCAGGGAGTCGGCAGTCTCGACCCTGCGAGCTACCGAGTAGTAGGCCGCCGGGACGTGGACTTCCCAGATCGTGTTCGGGCCGACCCACACCGGGTCACCCTGGCCGTCCTTGAACCCGATGAGTTGGTCGATTCCGTCTCGGACTGCCGCTGCGAACTCGATATCGGTCGGGGCAGTCGCGGCGACGATCGCGGTCGTCCTGTCGTTGTCGCCGCTGGTCTGGAAGTCTGCGCCGGGGTCGGTGTGGTCGGTGTCGTAAAAGTTCTGCGTATCCGGACCCGCGGTCGAGGATCCGCTGTTCATCAGCGTACCCGAGATGATGTTGGCCGGGTAGATCCTGGCCTTCTGCCCGAGTTCGGCCGACAGGGCTGCGACCTGTTCGATCTTGTTGAAGCGGAGCATCTCGTATGAGATGTTGACGGTCGACTCCCACTTCTTATTCTTGATCGCGTAGCTGATCTGGGGCACCGCCTTGTGTGTGCGCGAGCCTGCCATCTCGATCGGGCTGGGAGCGGCCGACAGGAACGGGTACGTCTCCTGGTCGGAATCGGAGCTTGCCCGGAAAGTGATCGAGGTCGTCTGGTCGGGAGTCGTCTCGAACGACTGCCAGAACGATCGGTGTGCGGTTCGGCGGAGGAGTTCGGTTCCATGCGTCAGTGGCATTTTTCACCCCCCCTATAGGATGTGCGTGAAGGCTTCGTCGATGCCGACAGCCTTGGCGATGTGGCCCGTGCGGATCTCTACCCACCCGGAGGTTCCGCTGATCACCTTGACGTTCCCGATGTAGAAATCTCCATCTGCGACGGTGATCTCGGCCTCGATCAAGGTGTCCCCCGGATTGTCGGTGTCGACATCCAGGTCCATGAACAGCCTTTGACCTACGTCGGTCACGACTGCACCCGTAAACGGGATCAGGAAAATCCCGGAGATGTAGACCTCGACGAGTTCGTCGGCCGCCGCCACGACTTTCTGCTTGGCGCAGATGCCGAGGAAAGTGTCGCCGTCCGTGCTCGCCGGGCTCCCCATTACCTGACATTTGCCGTTGGTTTGATCTCCGGCAATCAGCGCACCGGCGAAGAACGTATCCGCGCCGACGGCTGGAATGCCGAGCTTGACGCCACTCCCGGCGAGTACCGGGATATGTACGTCTGCTGCTAGAAGTGCCATTGTCTCTCCCCTATGGGCTGATAATGTAAAAAGAAAACGCTCCGAGTCCTGCCGTGACTGTGCCTCGAACGAACCGCCAGCAGCCACCGATCACCAGCGACGAATCGGCCGTTATGCCCTCGATCAGTGACGACGTGTTGCCCTTGGTGCAGCTGACCCAGAGTGCGTCAGTCGAGTCCGTGCCCTGGTGGCTGACCTCGAACTTTCCCGTGGCCGCAGCCGCCCCGCGGGCCATGAGTAAACTCGCGTTGTTCGTCGTGCCCTTGCCGTACATATCGAAGATCGCAGTCGAGCCCGTGCCCGTCTGGGTCCCGATAAGTACGATGCTGCTCATGGCGTTATCAGATAACACGAGGCTGTCCCCGTGTCCGCATTCGTCGCGCGTAGGAACCGATGGCATCCACCGATCACGTGCGCCTGACTCGCCGTCTCCGCGTTGATCGACCCGTCTTTGTTCGCGTCTGGAACCAGGGCCGGGTCGTCGAACGCTTCGTTATGGCTGGAGTTGAGCGCGATCGAGATCGCCCCGGAGTCCAGGACGATCAGGAACCCGGCGTTGTTCGTCGATCCCTTCTCGCGCATGTCGAGGACTGCCGTCGATGTCGCGCCGACCATCTGTCCGAGGAAGATCACGTTCATCGGGAACGCTCCTGCTACTTGCTGCGAAGCGGGATCAGGTCGCCCTCGTTCTCGACGTTGTCGTACTTCGAGTCACCGAGTCCGAGCCGCTCCAGCTTGTCTCGTGCTTCTTTCGGGAGGGTGTCGGGCGCGTCGGTCGGCTTTCTGCCGGCGGACGTGGCGGATACCTTCTCGACCTTCGGCTGGAGTTCCACGAGGTCCTCCAGTGCTTTGACGTTGGTAAAACCCTTGGCTGTGAACCATGCCAACGGGTCGTCGTCCACGCCCTCGAAGTAGGCTGCGGACATTCCACTCTCGACAGCTGCCGCTGCTGTCTCGCGGATGAGCTTCGACTGTGCCTCATCGGAAGTAGCCTTCAGCGACGCGGCGAGCTTGGACGTCTCACGCTCCAGGTTCTCGACCTTGGCCTCCAGCGACAGCTTCGAGGTCTTCAGGTCCCCGGCCTTCGACTGCGCTTCAGCCAGGTCGGCGTCAAGCTCGACGTTCCGGGCCATCGAGGCGCTGAGTTTCGTCTGCGTGGCGTGGAGCTTTTCCTCCGTGGCGCGCATCGAACCCTCGGCGTGCTTCTTGGCGTCCTCCGCCAGCGAGACGGCAGACTGCAGCTCGGCCGTGGTCTTGGCCGTTTCGGTGTTCGGCATTTCGGACTCCTCACGGCCATCGGCCGGTATGTTGAATTTACATGAGGCGGCGAGGCGCAGGTCCGCGAGGATTGCTTCACTGCCAGCCGCGATCTCGAACGTCGTATCCGCGGCCGGCGAGTTCGTGAAGATCCCACCCGTGGCGACCCACCCGGTGAAGCTACCTGTCGGCGTCTTGGGGTTCCGCAAAGCCTCGATCGACGTGGCCCTGAACCGAGTGAATAGGTCAGCGGCGAGAGAGTCCAGCTCCACTCTGGCGAACAGGTTGGCCCCCCTACGCCGCAGACCTTTGACGAAAGCGAGTTGAGGGCCGCCGCGCTGGTCCTGGTGGCCGTCGAGGCCGTCGAAGCCCATGGCGACAGGCTTCGGCCAGATGGAGAAGTTCTCGACCATCTGGTCGAGCTCGGCCTCGCCGATGGAGATCGAGCCCTTGCCCCCGCCGTCTGTTTTCGACAGATCGAGCCGGGGCGTGACGACCAGAATCGGGACCTCGACGAGTAGCGAGCCGTCTTCCCGGCGCTCCAGGATGGTCGCCTTGATCGGGTCAGAAGCCGTAAAACTGGGCAATTTGGGCCCTTGCGGACCGCACGCCAGGGGAGACGCAGTGAGAGTCTACACCAGATCGTTGGCGATCGGCACGTAGAACCCACGGCAGCGGTCACGGCCCAGGCACTCGGCGGGGGGCTGGAACTTGTGGAAGTCCGCGCTACCGATCTCGAATACAGACCCGTCGAGGCGGGAACAAGGCTCGCAAGTGTTCCGGTCGAGTATCTCGGAGCGGACCACGAACGACGCTTTCCCCTGCTCGTTTGCGGTCAGAAGCTCGGCCTCCCGGCCTTCGTTGTACGCAACTCCGCTCGTGGTCCGCGCCAAGTCTTCAATCGGTCGATCGGACAGGCCGTCGAGGAACGCCGCCATCTCCCGCTCGACCTCGGCCGTGGGCAATCCCTGGCGGTCGAGCTCGGCCTTGCGCTGAAGAAACTCGTTCAGGAGTCGATCCCACAACTGGCCGACCGACAGCGACGCCAGCACCCGAGTCTCCTGGCGGAAGGCTTCGACGTGCCTACGTAGAGCCACGCTCGATCTCCTCGACGACCTGCTTCCCGCCAGTACGACCGATCCGCCGCAGCATCGGGTCGAGCCTCTCGACCGCCTGACCCTCGCGCTTGAATCGGGACCGTTTCAGTCCTTCGAGGTTGCGCGCCGTGACCTGGCCCGCCTTCAACCGGCCCATCAGGTCGGCCGACATGAGAATCTGAAGCTTCCGAAAAGCCTGGAGCATGTCACGCTCGCCGACGCGGAACGTCTCCTGGATCTCGGCGAGGTTGAGTACCTTGGCCTCCAGCTTGGTCGGGAAACCTGCCCCCTGTACGGGGGCTTCCCTCCCTGACCGGCTCAAGCAGCGGGCCGAGCCGCTCGGCGATCTCCTGCTTCGTAGTCAGTGCCGCCGCCTGGACTTCGTCGTCGTCGTCAGGGTCGGACGCAGCCCCAGGGTTGGGGGGGGGCGAGTCGGCCGGGTCGGTGGGAACCTCCGGAGCCACGTCCATTTCTTCGAAAGCGTCGTCGGGTAGCACGATCCCGAACATCCCGGTTACCGACTTCCGTAGGTCGGGATGGTTCGGCACGATCCCGGCCTGCACAGCCTTGACCAGTCCGTCGAGATGCTTGAGGTTCTCGTCGGGGTCGATCTTGCTGCAGGTCAGCACCGGATAGGCTTCGACGTTCGGGTAGTTCATGTCGACGAGACGCTGGATCAGTCCGGGGATGTTGGCTACCCCGTGCGACTCCATCGAGCATATTGCCTTGGCGAGCGACTGGATTTCGAGCATCTCCATGCCCAGCTGCGAGTCGCCGAGCGACCGGCTGCCCGATTGAGTCTCCCCCAGCAGCCGGGACTTCGTGGAGCCCGCCCGCGATATCTCAGCGTTCTCGGAATCGACCAGGTCGTTCATGCCGCGCTCGACGTCGTGCTCGGCGCCGGCCCAGGTGATCGTCGGCGGATCCTCGCCGGGCATCACCGGGAACATCCCGTAGGTCTCCGCAGGCGCCGTGCCCCTGATCGCTTTGAGGTAGCGCGAGAAGTCCTCACGTGCCGCAGCGTCCCAGGACTTCGGGTAGATGCCGAGCGGGGCTGGGCTGCCGGTCTTTTGCGCCCAGATAGCCCGCCACCGCTGGACGGCCTCTTTCCTGAACCATGCCCCGTACATCGACCGCACGAACGGCCTGCCCTCGTAACGGGCGCCCTTCATGCCGTGGACGTACAGCGCGATTTCACCAGCCAGCAGAGGCGCCTCTGTCTCCACCAACCCGCTCGGCACCGTGAACGTCCGATTGATCTGGACGATCCGGTCCTCGTCGTCGATCACCCAGGGTTCCATGGCGTCGATCGTGTGCGGCTCGATCCACTGGATCCGATCGAATACCCGCTTCGTGCCCACAGGCCTGGTGGTCAGGTGGAACAGCGAGAACCCGTCGCGGTCGGACTGTAGGATCTCGGGTAGCCGCTGCGACTCCCATGGGGTCTCGGTCCAGAACTGTCGCCCAAACTGCTCGGTCTGTTTGCGGAGCAGGTTGGCGGACACGAAGTCGGCAATCTCCTGGTCGCGTGGATCGTCCGACGCGGCCTGGATGTCCCATTCGGCGTTCTGCAGCGGCAGGGCCCGAGCCATCAGCGCGCCCTTGACCGCGGGGTCGGCCTCCATCCGGTCGAGCGTAGTCCACTTCGCCGCGCCGTTCAGGAATTCATTGTCCTCGTAGTCGAAGCGGCCGAAGTTGATCTCGACACCGGAGGCGACGGCCTTCGACGCTCGTACCCGCCGTTCGAGCGATTCGTTCTCGGCCTGTAGAGCGAGCATGTCCCGCCGTGACACCGGCAAGGCTTCTCGGATCCGGGAGAGTAGGCTCAAAAGCTCGCCCCCAATATCTCGTCGTTGGCAGTCTCAAGCATACCACCAACCGGGACGCCGACCTCCACTACGGTTTTCGCCGAGGTCGGCCATAACCAGTGGATCCGGTAGCCGCTGGCGTCCGACGGGTGGGTCCGGGGCAGGTTGGGCGAGCCTGTCTTCCTGTCAGGGCGCTTGTCGATATCGCGGGTTCCGGGCAGGTAGCTCGTCCTGGCCCACGACCTGATCGTGTGGACGCAGCGGGGGTGTATCCCGTACCTGGGCTCGCCGGCCTTCGGCGCCATGGCCGCGTTGACCGCGTTGACCCGCTCGGCCACAGGGGGATTGCTCGTCGGGATCAGGATCTCCAGGTTGTGATAGTGCGCGCCGAGCAGCTGGCGGATCTGGTCGTAGTCGGAGACGTTCGACCGGGTGTCCCGATGCTTGCCCGATGCGTCGCCGTAGACCCTGACCGGCTGACGTTGACTCGGGTATCGGCGGATCAGCTCCCTGCAGGCTTGCTCGGTCCGAGCTCCACCGGGGATGATGATCTCGTCGAAGTCCCAGGCGTCCATCCCGTGGTGGTGGCCGATGACCCAGGCCATCGGGTCTACGTTGAAGTCGCAGCAGACCTCGAGCGCGAGTTTGTCGGAGTGCTCGGCTTGGCTGGTGACGTGCGTGTCGCGGTTGAAGTCGTACACCGGGAGATCGTTCGCGTCGCCCCATTCGGCTTCATAGACCTGATCGAACTCGCGTCGGCTCAGTCGCTCGGCTTCGTTCTCGACGAATGCAACATACCCCCGTCGTGAACACTTGGCGTCGTGTTGGTCCGAGGTCCCAAGTTCAGGATTGATGCCTCTGGCATCGCACGCGCAACCCAGGTCGAGGGCACGATCTCGCCACGTCCATCGTCGGCACGCCATGCCTCGACTGCCCGCTTCGGCTCTGTTCCAGAGTTCCTCACCAGCGCCGCCAATCTCCCCGACGTTGCCGAGGTAGCGATAGAACCCCAGCCCGTGATTGATCGTCTCCAACCGACGAGCCGAGAGATTCTTGTAAGCCTCCCACGTGAGCATCCCGAACTCGTCGACGACTGCGCCGGCTACGGGATGACCGCGCAAGTTGTCGGCCTTGTGCCACGACCGACCCTCGACGCGCGCCCCGTTGATGAGCTTGGCCGTCAGCGGTGGTCGCGTAGTCCTGTCCGCGAGAATCCCCGCCGAGTCTGCCATCTCGCAATACAGCATGTACCCGGCATACGTGAGGTCGTAAGTTGGCGCAGCCCACCACCAGGCCCACGGTAAATTGCCCGCCATCCACGTCGCAGCGAGTAACCACTCGGCCGCGGTGAATGTCTTACCGGCCTGTGGCACGGAGACTGTAAAATCATCCCTCGCCGTCGAGAACAGTACCGGGCTCTGGTAGGCCCGCAATGGCGCTAGGGATAACTGTACCCGCGACGGAGACGACGTGCTCTCTCTCGCCAACGTCAAGGTCGATGCCGACGCGGATCTGTCCGAGTTCTTCGGCGGCTTGTCGCAGCATGCGCGCGGCGCTCATGTGTCGGCCTTCGTCGGCCGCGGCTTTCCAGTGTCGGTAGAGCTGCTTCAGTCTCCACCGCTTCGATGCAATCGGAATATCCGCGATGATGCGGCGATTGAGTTCTTGCCGGATCGTGGCTATTTCGCTGGCCCATGAGTCGGTGTCCCGGTAGTAGCGAATCAGACCTTCTGAGATTTTGCGCCCGTATTGCCCTTCGAACTTTCGGCTGATGTCGGTCGGGCCTTCGTACTCGGCGAGCGAGTGCAAGATCAGCGCGCGCTGTTCTCCGTCCAACTGCTCGTATTGGCCGCGCAAGTATCCGCTAACCCCCTACCGCAGCTTCCCCGCTTCCTTGAGCCTCGACTCGAATCCCTTGATCGCAGCCGTGATCCCGTCTCGTGTCCTGGCCGCGGCTGGGCTGACGATCCTGGTGCCCTTTTTGTGCGGCGCCCTGGCTTCGAGTTCCTTGACACGCTTGCGTAGTTTGCCGAGCTCGATACCGTCGGCCTCCATCTGCGCTTCGGTCATGCGGATTGTCAGTCCTGCGGCGTCGATCTGGGCCTCGGACATACTGGAGACCGAGTCTTGGTCGAGGTTGGCTAGCATGGCGCGGAGGATTCTGAGGTCCTGGATCTGTTCGGCTCGGCTCATGGTTCCACCGAATCGAGTTGTTCCTGGGATTCGACGAGTTGTGCCTCGGCGTCGTCGATCCACTCTCGAAGATCGTTCCGGATCCTCATGCACTCGTCGATCGCCATGGGTTGGGTCTCGGCCCTGTCCGAGACTGCGGACTTCCACAGCGTGTCGACGGCCTCGAGAGCTTGATCGTAGGTCACGATTCCACCGCCTTGAGTCCCTTCCGGTCGGCTTCGCGCTTTTGCCTTGCTGCGATGGCGTTGCCGACGTCCTCGAGGTATTGGCGTTTCTTCGCCTGCTTGGATTCTACACTGCGTAGTCGGTCGCGCTCGATTAATTCGGGGTCGAACTGGTGGCGGCCGACTTGGGGGTTGGGTGGTAGGGCTGGGTCGATGGCGTTTGGCGGGGTGCCGGTTCTGGGTTCTGTCCCACGTGGAACAGTGGGGGGCGAGGGCAGGGGTGGCTTCTGGCTTGGGGGTGGCGATTCTCGCGCGCGCTTCTTATGTTTTTCCTCTACTACCTCTACTCTACTCTCCTTAGCGAAGCCGAAACCCGTCGACGGTCTAGGCTCAAGAGTCACTATCCCCATGGAAACAAACAGTTTTAGGTCGCGTACAAACCACCTAGAGCCTGCATGGCCGAGTTGTACACGCAGCGTAGGGACGTCGTAGGGGAGCCATTGGTTCGACGCAGCGGTCGCAGTGAGGAGGTCTACCCATAACCCACGCTGCGCTGGAGTGAGGCGGCAATACCATCCCTCATTGAGCCGAGATCCGTACAGTTTGAGCCACGGAGGCCGGTCCTGTCGGTAGTGCTGGAACTTGGACCAGCCTCTAATTCTTAAATATTGCGGTGTGGGGGGTGAGGGGGTTTTGGCCATGGTCTCTCCGTCGAAGTTGGCGCGGACGGCCAGCGAGCTTCGACTCCCGCCGACCGCCCTCACCGGAGGAACAGAGGCCTATTTTACCTGGCTCAACCGCTTAGCCGCTATCTCGCAGTATTTTTCCTCGATTTCGATGCCGATGGCTTTGCGGCCGAGTTGCTTGGCGGCGAGTAGGGTAGTTCCTGACCCCATATACGGGTCGCATACGGTCGATCCGCCCACGGCACCTATCAGCCACTTCAGTAGGTCCAAGGGCTTCTCGCAGGGATGCACGAGCCGCTCGGGGGGCACTCGTGGGATCTGGACTACATCGGCGGGACGCTTGCCATCGAACTTGAAGTCCGCCCCGCGGTAAAACAGGACGAGTTCATGCCTCGGGGCAAAGCAGGTTGTCGGATCTGCCATCCCGTGAATCACTTTATCCCAGACGACAAGCGAGTTCGGCTGCCCCATCCTTACCGATGCGGCGATCAGTTTGTCCCATCGACAGAAAACCAGCGCACATCTCGCCCAGGCGGGCAGCGCATCCATTTCGTATGCCGCAAGCCCAGAGTCGCCAACGATCTCGGCGCTTCTCTGATGCTTCGTCCTCCTG